AATAAACCAACGCTGACTAGGTAACCTAAACGGCGGTGTGACGCGTATGCGTGGGATGTCGTGGAGTAGATCGTCACTATAATCAGCATTGGTATATTGCGTGCCAAAACGGTATAGGTTGCCGTCCTTCAACGACACAAAGTAATACTCATGCTTAAAGAACACCACCTGTCTAGCAGGATGGTAATTAAGATTCTCATCCGTTATGGTAAAGAACAACTTGCTAGTAAAGTCATACGCATACGTTAAGTTGTCATCCACAAATGTAAACTGATAAATCAAATGTCCGTCTTGCCGGAATAGGAATCCAGTACAGTTGGTTGGATTGGTCAATTTACTTAACTTGAAGTCGATACCATCAGTTGAGATCTTCTGCATATTGCCACCACTGCATAAACTAATCGCAGGGCCTGACTGCTCATTAACGGACAGCCAAACGATAAAGTTTTCTAGTTCAGCAATACTCGATGCATTCAGACAACCGTAGTCCAGGTTAAATGTACTGTTACGCTGATACGGGAACTTAGCTAAACCCAAGTCCTGCCATGATTCAGCAACGTTTGTACCAAAGATTAGGATGTTGTTACCGCCGCCGGGGACAGGTACAGCAGCCTGGATATACCCAGGCTTTGATTGTAACGCCTGTATGCTATTGGCTGTTGTTTGTGGGGAGTTCGGCGCCCATACGGTCGCATCGTTTTCTTTCGACAATATCCAACGCTGTGAATTCAATAACGCGGTAATCAGCCTCCCGTTCTGGAATGATATATACCCTGGGTTGTCATAGGCAAATGAGATCGTACCGCCAGCAGTTGTGTTGTTAGAGTCAAACTCAAGCGCTGCGCTTGAATTGTAGTCATACACGTAAATATAGGACTTGTCCGTAATACAAACCTGCTTGTTATTGTTCTCAGCTATAAAGACGTCACCGCTATTAGTGAAGATGCTACCTATAAATCTGCTACTCATTACACCAGCAGATGATTGTTCTACGCGATATACGTTTGAGCCGATGACCGCTAGGATGAATTCTTCTACTGTGCTGGAATATATGCCACGACCTTCTGCGCCGGGTGCTAATGCCAAGACGTTCTTATAACCTGCATACGGGACCAAGAAGGAATCGCTAACAAGCATGTTGAACGACTCTTCACGTGATATTTTTCCATAGCGACCGAAATTATTACCGCCTACAATTTTCAGGGGAATAGGCTTGATATCTTGTTGGCGGTTAGGTGCGACCATCTTTGTGTTTTTCCAAGTAGGTTATCGCGTTATTCATGCGCTCGGTATCTTCAGCAAATTTACCAACCGTTGTTTTCTAAAAAGGCCAATATCCGGTAGATAAATTCGCAACTTGCCAATCAAATCCGCACCCAGAGCTAAAGTAGTTATCACCCTGTATCGACAAGTCTGGTGGACTAACAACCAGTAACTTTTCACGATACTGTTTCAGTGTTTCCATCGTTGCATCCGGCAATGTCGTACCCCAATCAGAGCAAATCATGTTGGCTAGTTCATGGCGTATATACTCGATGTAATACTTGTCATAGATTGTAGCTAAGTCTGTAGTAAGTGTTACTTCAGTCAAACCAAACTTACCCCACATCTTCATGACGTAGTTGGATTGCGGAACGAAGTACAAGAATATTCTAGCGCCACCAAGTTCACGCTCTACACGGTAACAGAACGGTAATGACTGGATATTATCGACACGGGATATTTCAAAGTACTGGCTACGGGTGAACTCGTTCATGCTGTAGCGTATATCACCGATGTTGAACGTTAACGTATCAACCATTAGTAAGCCGTCAATCGCGTACTCTTCCTGTCCAGCTACGGAGTTAAAAGTGTAATGCGTGTAGTATGGTATAAGGCGCGTATCAGTGCCCTTAAAGTCCAACAATGCATTCAATAAGTACAAACCATCAGTGATTTGTGAACCACTAACGGTTTGTAAGTCACGCGCCACTACTTGCGAAAGGTAAAGCGAGCGCGTGATAAGTTCTAGTGCGGTTACGGCCATGCGTCACCTCGTCACATTAAATGTAGAACTGGTAACCTGCAACGTTTAAGGCTACAGCATCACCACCACCAGCAGACCACTTGTATTCAATCGAAGGTGCGGCAGCGTTAAGTTTGGCCCCAACTTCTACGTTACCGGTTACGTGCACAGCTGTTACCTGTGATGTAATGCTAACTGCGTCACCAACCGCGCCAAAGGGCTGTAATGACATAATGCGGCTTGCAGCGGCAGGTGTCATATCAAACGCAATCGATACGCGCGTATCTTCAACAGCAGGTACAAGCGTAGTCAACGCAACCGCTGTATATGATGTTGCGGCACCCGCCGTAATGCTTGTAACTTGTGGCGCGTCATATGTGAACTGACGTGTACCGCCATTGCCAGCAGTCCAGTAGCCCAACAACAAGTCTGCGGTTGCATCAGATACCGCATAGCCAATCAATGCAAATGCACTGTAACCGAATGGCATTACAGGCGCAGTTGTTGATAGCGATAACATAGCGCCAGATGCTTGGAGTGTTACGGGGTCGGAAACCAAGAATACAGCGTACAACTTACTTGCAGCCAATGTGCCTGTATCCAAGCCGTTTAAGCCGCTGTTGGTAACGTCAATGGTAACAGCCGTATCTAGTGACAACTGGAACGTGCCAGTGCTATCTAGGATTGAACCTACAGCAACGTCTAATTGCTCATCAGGTGTAACTGCGTTATTGCTAAGCTTTAACCCTTGAGCGTAGTTTGAAATGAAACTGCCGTAAGGGAATTTTCGTGATGTTTGAGTCATTTTAGTTTCCTCTAAGTTGATTTAGCGGCAGTTTTCACTACCGCCCGATTAAGTGGGGTGCAAGGACTACATAGGAAACACAAGGCGCATGCTGTCCTCACTCACCAAGCAACTTCCCCAAACGTTATCACGGACGTATGCCCTGTTGTCCTGCCCGAACTGAGTCCCCCAATAATGTCGCAACCCAGCGCCCGACTCTTCATCACGATAATACACTGTTTCAAACGGGCTTTGTAAAGGCAGTTTAGGCATTGCCAAGTAAAACGCATCCCCAGCATCCATCCAACCAGCTTGATGTGAAGGTAACGGTGTTACAGTCATACCAGCTTGAATAGTGTTGTTCACGTTTTGGTTTTGGTTTTGCGCCCAGACTAGACCGACCGCATTAATAGTCTCGATGCTCACAGTCACGGAACCAGCTACAGTCGCTGCATCAGCAGTAGCTCTGAACTGTACAGGCAAGCTTGTTACCTTGTGACCGATAAAGGTCAAGAAACGCATGTTAGGCTTACCAGCCACACCGTCATTGAACTCAAACATGTCACCAGCCTTTACCGCGTCAACGTCTGTTCCAGTGGTTGGCTCGGTAAAGGTAATAGCAGTCACGTTCACACCGGTTGGATCGTTGGTGCTGACTACAGTCATGATGTTGTTAGGTGCAGCAGTATCACCGATAGTACCTGACACGTGAATAGGCAGTAAGTTACTAGATGACCAGTCAACGTCCATACCAGCAAAACGTCCTAGCTCCCACGATGTAGCGATCTCATCGTTTCGTGCAGGTGCGAATTGGTTTAAACCGCTGTTAACGATAGGTGGTACAAGGTTTGTCGGTATAACGCCACGTCTGCGTGTTGTTGCCGCGCCGTATGACACGAAGTTAGCCCAGCTTTGAGCGAGCTGACCATATGAGTTAATCGGCGTAACACCGTCACCATAAAACCGATAAGGGCCTGAATGGATTTGCGCAACGTTGTACTGTGAGCTGTTAGGGTTAATACCAACAACACCAGATACGATGTTTAGTAGAACGTCTGATTCAATCGCAGTACCTAGCTCTTGTGCAGCCGCTTCACCAAATTCGCGCATGTAGTCTTTAGTGTTGAAAATATATTGCTCATCTGTGTAACCCATAGAAACGTTTTTCGCTTGTGAGCAAATAAGCGTCTGTACACGCTGAACAGATGGTTGTTGTGTAATAACAAGACCGTTATAGGACACAAAGCGTGGAGTAGTATCAAACGTGATACTGTCACCTAAGTTGCCTGGACGGTCGTTGAATGCTTCTAGCGATTTGTTTGCGTTGTGAATACCCCAAAAGCTGTTAGATAAGAATGCCAATTCAGTTTTAATATACAACTGGACGGTCTGTAAGGTATTTGATGGAGTTGCCATGATGTTATGCCTCGATAATCGATAAGTAGTTATAATCGAGATGAAACCACCATGGCTGGCGTTATGGGTTACGTCTACCTTATGCGCTGACCTTTGCTTAAGAGTTTACGTAAATCATTCACCGACACAGTGCTTTCATCCGCTAAGCCTGCACTTGTCGAAGGTCTAAGTTTTGACAGGGGATCGTTAGCTTGCGCCGCCTGTGACTTGGCATCCTCGTTTGTTTTAATCGAGCCGCTTAAGTCCTGCATTGCTTTCTGTGCTAACCGTGGTTGACTATGCATTAACATCATTAGATTACCCATCTTCATAGGGTTGTCTAATAACTCCTGCATAATGTCCGCTGTATTCGGCTGATCGTTTGCCATCTGAATCATTGGCGCGATAGTCGAATAATCTAGATCATTAAGTTTTTCCTGAATACCCGGGTATTTGCTTTCCGCTTGCTGCATCTTGTTTACAAAGCTGTTTACAGTATGCTCATTCTTGAGCTGCTGTACATGCTCATTCAACATGCGTGGCGCTTGCTCTTGGATTATTCGCTCAATATCAGCTTGGGAATATTGCTGCATCCCTCCAAAACTTCCACCGCCTTGTTGCTGCGGTTGTTGTTGTGTCGGTTGTTCCTGCTGCTGCGCTACTTCCGGTTGCTGCTGTTGTGCTTGTAATTCCATCATTGCCTCTCGTTTTCCGCGTTCAAATGCTTTCTGTTTCTCTCTTTTGACGACATCTTGCATCTGTATTTTATTGTATACAGGCGCTTGCATGTTATCTTCTGGGGTCGCTTCTGCTATTTGAGCATCTTCTACGTGGGCGGTTGCACCCTGGTTTTCAGTTGTCTCTAATAATCCTGTCATCTTATACCTTCTGTTGACTTGTAGCGGTGTCACCGTGATAACATGCCTAACGCGCAAGAATCGCCCAATTTTAGCGTTTTGGGAACGTAATTAACCAATCATAGTGATACTTGTGTTGGTGTGTCAAGTTTCAATCGTCAATCACCCCAATCAAAGCTATCACACAATCCGCATACACATCACCCTGTGCTTGCAGCATAACCAGCGTTGCATCGATTAGTTTCTTATCCTGATACATTGCTATCAGAGGGATGCCTTTTTGTGGCTCAATGACGAATTGGCCGTCTTTCATGATTGCCCACCACTTCCCTTTCCCTTTATTGTCTGACATTAGCATTCACCTCGATTAAATAGTTTTTGTACGATATCGCGTTTCTGCTGTGTATTTGCGCCTCTTGTTTCCTTATGTAGCGATTTCATGATAACCTCTCTGCTGAACCCGTCACTCTCTAGCTGACGTATATTGCCTTTCGACTGCAACATATTAGCCGTTATCTTGTACTTTGGTGTTTTCATGTTTGGCGATCTCCATTTTATGTTCTAATTCTCGTTCTTTCAATTCTGCTTCATGGTTCTTAATATGCAAACCATGCTCACGCTCACGAACCTCGGACATTTTCGCGGCCGCATCGAGCGCGTGCGTTTCAAGCGACGTGTTTGCTTCCTCAAGCCTAACGGCGCTATCAATCTGGGCTTGCGATATCTTTGCTTCTGCTTCCAATACCTTAGCGTCAGCAAGTTTAGATTCATTAGCAATCCGTGCGATATCCAATTGATTTTCAACATGCTGCTGTTCTGCCGCTTGTTGTGACTTCATTACCTCAGCTTGCGCTCGTTGCGCCTGAGCCTGAGCGGATAACATTTGCGGTGACTGCATCATAGCCTGTTGCGCTTGTTGCGCTTGTTGTGCTTGCTGTTGCGCACGTTGTTGCATCCATGGCTCGACCGCTTCGATAAGACTATCAGCTTGGTATATTTCGATATTCTTAAGCAATACCGGCATCCCTTCGGGCGAATTAATGAACTCTGCGAATGACGGCATTGCTTGACTTAGTGCTATAATTTGTTGCACGGCGCGGTTTTTTTGTACGCTAAAATTAACGCCAGCCTCAACATTAACCTTCAATGCACGCTCGTTGTAGCTCAAATTCGGATTACCGTGCGTGTTTACTTCCTTGTAATCCTTGGCGTTGTTCTTGGCCACTTGCGGTATCGTCCGTTTGCCAACAATGTACTTCGGCATCAAGTCAACGCAGATATTCGCAACCTGGGTTAAACCTGCCAAATAGCCCACAACATAAGGCATTGCCGCAGCATTACCCACCGATGCAGATTCGACCACGGCTTTACCTGATAGGTCATTATCATTCTGCCCAAGGTTGCTGGCATATGATCCGAGAATCGTTTGTGTAGTGGGATCCATCATCTGAAAAGTATTCATGATTTCAGGCGGCGCAGGTACGTTGACTACTTCACGGATCGGCTCAGGTATTACCTTGTTTGGATCGTTCTCATAGAATGCGTTAACGATAACCGTATTTGCTCGTTGAATATTCTTGAATGCTTCAATGGAATCTTGATCTTGCGGTATAGCTTCTTTCTTCACAATAAACTTATGCTGAATCATGTTTTGCAAGTAATTCGCCAACGCTTGACCGGAGAAGTTCTTTAAATCCTGCACACCTTTAGCGTGGTAGATATACGGTCTAGTCATCTGGTACGTTGCATTGACTTTACTACGTGTAAGTACGATCGAGTTACCATCGAAGAACACCAACGGCAGGTATGTATAGTCGGTTTCTTCGTAGGATAGGATC